ACGCAGCCGCTCGATACAATGACGGCTCAAAACCAAGCCCGCCTTGTAAACCTTCAGACCCTTGTTGACTTTAAAAAGACTAATGCTCAGTTGGCACAGCAGATGGACCTTGCCAACATGAACAACGAGCAGCAGATGGAGTTAGCCAATCTATCCGAAAGGGCTGCTACGGACGCTGCAAACTTTACTGAAGCCAATCGCTTTCGTCTTCAAGAGTTGACTACGGCTGCTAGTGTTCTAAGCCAAAACGCAGAGCTTCGACAGCGAGCAGAACTAGCAAAACTTAGCGCAGCCGAAAAAGTTTCGTTGGCAAACTTGACTGCCCGCAACCAAGCAGACTCTGAAAACATGAATGCTCAGAATATTGCTGAGCTTCAAACCTACGAAAAGAAGATGCAGGCGGCTCAAGTTAATGCCCAATTAGCACAACAAATGGGCCTTGCAAATCTTTCTAACGCTCAAGAAGCTGCGATGTTTAATGCTCAAATTGATGCAAACATGGACATGCGTCAGTTTGATTTTAATCAGCAAGCTGCTTTAGCTAATAGTCAGTTTATGCAGACTATGACCATCAAAGATTTTGATGCCCAGCAACAGGCCACTATGCAAAATGCTACGGCTATGGCCTCTATGGACCTTGCAAACCTTGATGCCAATACGCGCCTTGCGGCCCAAAATGCCCAGTCTTTCCTGCAGATGGATATGGCAAATCTTGAGGCTGAGCAACAAGCTCGCATGTTAAATCAGCAACAAGACCAACAGACTATGTTGTCTAATCAAGCAGCAGTAAATGCTGCTAGGCAGTTCAATGCTGCTAATGAACAACAAGCCAATCAGTTTATGGCTAGCTTGGCTGTTCAAATGGAACAGTTTAATGCTGCTCAAGCAAATGCCATGAACCAGTTTAACGCTTCTGAAAAGAACCGCATTGCGGCTCAGAATGCTCAGAATGCTACCCAGGTCTCCTTGGCTAATTCTCAGCTTGTTACTCAAGTTAATCAGTTTAATACTCAGCTTGACCAACAGCGCGAACAATTCAATGTTTCTAACCGACAAGCTATTGAGCAAGCAGACATGGCTTGGCGCCGTCAGGTTGCTACGATTAACACTGCAGCTCGTAATGCCGCAAACCAACAAAACGTAATGAATGCCTTTAATCTGACTATGATGGAACAGCAGAATATCTGGCAGCAATTGCGCGATGAAGCCGCCTATGTTCGACAGTCTTATGAAAACGAACAAACCCGTAAGACTCAGTTGTACGCTACAGCTATTGGTAATGAGGCAAGTGCTTCTACCGAAAGTAGTACAAGTATTACAACTTTAGTTAATACTATTAATACTATCCTTGGGGGTTAAGCATGGGATTCTTTAGAAAGATTTTTAAAGGCGTTAAGAAAGTCTTTAAAAAAATTGGAAGCGGCATTAAGAAAGCCGTTAGTAAAGTCGGCAAGTTTATGGGCAAGCTGGGGATTGTAGGTCAGATTGGCCTTGGTCTTATTCTTCCTGGCGTTGGTTCTATGATGGGATCAATGTTTGGAAAGTTAGCAACATCATTAATGTCTAGCACATATGGTGTTGTCCGGGGTGCTGGTCAAGTTATCAATGCTGCAGTAAATATTGGTACTAAAGCCGGTAGTGTCTTCAAAAGTGTTACCGAGGGTGTTAGTAAAGTCATCGGTGAAGTAGCAGGTGCTACTCTTAATAAGCTTGGTGTTAAAAACATTGGTAAAATTAGTTTAGAAAATAAAGGCTTTAAAAGTATCTGGGATACTGCTTCGACTGCAATTCAAGACGTTGCTGAAAAGGGCGGTGATTTGTTTAGTATGGATACTTTTACGGCAGACAATATCTTTACTGCTCAGGCTAAGCAGGCAGCGGCCCAAGCAGCCGTAAGCCCCGATGGTGGAGTCTTTGACGTCCCTGGAGTAGTTGAGGCACCTGTCCCTGAAGGCACCTTAGCAGAAGCCGTACAGGACTTCCAAGCTGCTCAGGTTGTTGAGCCTACCCCTGCCATTGATTACACGACTTATGATCCCGCAACTGGTGGAACTTATATTGATACGGCAGCAGCAACAGCTCAAAAGCCTAGCCTGTTGTCTCAGGCGGTCTCCCGAGGTAAGGAGGCACTTGTAAGCGCCCCTGAGAGGGCTATACAGACCGCTGTTACTAGCCTTGCTACTACCCCTAGGGATGCTATTATCGCCGCTGTACAGGGCGCTCCAGAGGTTTCGTATAACATCCGACAAGGGGTCATTCCTGATATTTCAAGTATTGCTTCTATCGGCCAAGAATATGCTCAGCCTAGTTTTGATGCTAGCTCATACTTTAATCAAAATGAAACGATGTTTACCCAAAACCCCTTTGGCTTTGGTGCCCGTTTGTACAACGATGCTACCTATCAGCGTAATATGGCAGCAATGGGTTTCCAAATTCCCATGTATGGAATGGCATAAAACATGAATCAAGAATATCTGAACGTCATCACGAACACAGGTCGGCCTATTCCGGGTCAGAGTTTAACGACTGATCCTAATAACCCTGCACCTTATGAGCAACCGCCTGAATATACTTCGGTTCATGAGGCTTCTGAATATATCTTCAATAGTCTCATTCAAGAAGAAACCTATGTTCCAATGATGAACTTACTTCTGAATGATATGCCTATTATGGACATTGTTCAGACGCTTTTGTTCACGGGTTTTACTGAAGGTAAGTGGTCCCCTGACTTGATGTTGATGCTCGGAGAGCCGGTAGCTTACATGTTGTTGGCCCTTGCAGAGCGAGCAGGTATTGATCCTGTTATTTATCGTGGTGAAGATGAAGATGAAATTGAGGAAGAAGAATTCTTAGGGGTGACTTTTGAAAAAGAGAGGGTTGACCGCATGCGAAAGATGCGACAGACCGGCGTAGCCCCTAAGGGTGTGTTGACCAAAGAAATGGAACAGGCCATCGATGACATCGAAATTCCTGAAAGTCTTCTTGCAGAAATTAAATCTCAAGAAGAAACAGGAGAAGTTCCTATTCCCGGCCAAAGCCTCTTGGCACCCGTTGAAGAAGAGGAAGAAGCATAATGGCTATTGAACAGTTTGGAGAATCTCTTCTTGCTGATGTGCGGTCTCGCCGCCGCCAAGAACAAAAGCGCCAAGAGAAAGATGAACTAAAGGCCGCATTAACGGGCCTCGGAGTCACTGTTGGTTATAAGGTTGGCAATCAACTACTGGCTAACAACATGCAAAACTTTCTAGGAAACGAAGAAATCTTTGCAGCCAAGGCCCAGTACAAATCGGCCCTAAGTAACCAAGCAAGCCTCTATGGCCTTCAAAAAGAAGTTGAAAAATCTGGGATGTCTACAACCGATTTCTTTGCTGACCGCATGCGTCCTCAGTTTGAGGCTCGTGCAAAGGAAGTTGTGCCCTTTGATCGTGTTGGGCCTGCAGGCGCCTACGATGAAATGGTAACCGCCGAAGTCCGCAAGATGGCCGAGCAACAAGCCGCAGCCTATGAGAAAGCCCTTAGCGCAGCTAACAATCTTGGGTCCGAAGAAGACTTTCAAAACATGGTGGCTCTTAATGCCAAAGAGGCGCGAGCAACTAATCTTCTTGATGCGGCTACTCGCAGTGTTGGCCGCTTCTTTACGGGCCGTAGTGCCCAGGATGTTGAAGAGGATGCTCTGAACGCCATCACCAATGGGCGTATGGCTCAGAATGCCGAGAAGCTTAACGTCTTTATGGAAGAGTATAACAGGACTAAAGACCTTCAAGGCTCCTATGACTTTGCAAACCTTGTAGTCCCTGAGCCTGCTGAAGAAGAACGGTTCCTAGAATCTACTAAAGTAGAATATGTTGAACTAGGCGACAATATCTATAAGCGTGAAACTGTTCAGCGCACTGACCGCAATACTGGTGAAGTTAAAACAGAACAGAAAAAGCCCGTGTTGGCTGTTGAGTTTGAAGACACCGAAGAAACAGAAGCGGCTGCAGTCAAGTCCCTCATGTCTACGTTTAACTATGGGACTAATGCTCGTGATGAATTGACTACCCCGGCCTTTGCTCAGTTTGTTAGAGATGCGAAGGCTCTCAACATTAACCCAGAGCAGCCCAAGACCATTGAAGAATACCAGCAGCTTGCAGAACTTTATAACGCAAGGACTGTTGATAAGAATAACTTAAGGAATCCTTTCCAAGAAGAACAGATCATCAACTTCCAAGAAATCTTACTTAATGACGCTGTTAATATTCAAGCGTTCCTTGCAATTATGAAGACCGGAACCGAAGAAGAAAAACAAGAGGCTATCCGAGGTGTTGCCGGTCTAATCAATAATTTAATGATGCAGGCTGAAGAGGCAGTAACGTCTACCCCTTGGTCAAGCGTAAGGTAAATATCTTATGAGAGATGTGCGGATGCCCGATGGGCACATTATCACTGGTGTGCCTGATGATGTTACCGACGATGAGGCAGTAGCAAAGTACCGAGGCAAGAAGCTTATAGACGATGAAATCCCCAGGGCCTTTGAAGACACTCGGCCAGAAGCCCCGGCAGCAACTCAACCTCCTGAAGAAACCTTTGCTAAAGACTACGCTCGTGTTGTTACTCGCACGGGCGCGTCTATTGCTAACTTGCCTATGGAGCTTATCCAGATGGCCCGCGAGGCCGCTGGTATGGATACTAGCGTTGGGGAAGCCTACAAAGGCCGCATGACCGAGGCTGTTGCTAGGGACGTTAGTACGGGAGTCTCAGAAGTCCCTGTAGAACAGATCATAACTTCAGATGCAAAAGTACAAGAACCCGAAACTGTAGGCGGCATGGTCTTTAGTGCTGCACCGTACCTTGTTGGCGGTGCGGCTTCTATGTCCACCAAGCTTGTCAAAGCCCTTCCGCGCCTTGTACAGGGTGTTGCTTCCGGTGTAGCCGTAGATCAAATCCTATATAACGGTGAAGATAACCTTGCTAATGTTCTTGATGAAGCAGGACTTGCTCAGGCCGAAGGAATCACCAAAGACCTAGTAGACTTCTTCGCAGTTAAAAAAGACGATGGCACCCTTGAACGCCGCGCTAAATTAATTGCCGAGGGTGTTGTGCTTGGAGGGGCCTTTGAAGCTATTCTTGGGGGCGCAGCAGCCGCTGCCAAGGCCGCTAAAACAACATACAACAAGACCCTAGGCAAGTTAACCGCCGAAGAAAAATCTAACCTTGTTGTTGATTACCTTCAGCAGGCTCGGGAGACTGTTAACTATCGGGCAGTTCCAGACCCCGTAGAGTTCAATGAGACTCCTGAAGGTGTTGCTCAGGTGCTGCAACAAAGCAGCTCAGGCGTTAAGCGATTCATGCAGCAAGTATTTACTTCTCGTGGATACTTTACTCCAAAGGCCTACAATGCCTTTAATGACGCTCAGTACGCTCAGCGACAGGTTGTAGCTCAAGCAGAAAGTATTTCTAATAGGTTACAAAAAGCTATCCGGGCTATTGGTGATGATGTAGATAGCCCAGAGCTGGTAGACAGAATTAACAGGGCCCTTGTTGGCGAGAAGTTAGACGTACCTCTCCCTGAGAATATTGCAAAAGAAGTTGAGCAGGCCCGTGACCTTATCGATGAAATGTCTGGTCGAATCATTGATTCATCTATCCCTAACGATGACTTCCGCCAAGCTATTGCGGAGAATGCAGGGTCTTATCTCCGCAGGTCTTACCGACTATTTGAGGATACTGGATATAAGCCTTCCGCAAGTATTCGACAAAACGCCACTGATTATATTGCTAACACCATTCTAGGTGCAAAGAAAGATATTTCTATTGAGCAAGCCTTTGAAGAAGCACAGGGTGTTGTTCAAAGCATTCTTCGCGAGGGTGAAGGCGAGCAAGCAGTCTTCGAATACTTCCAAGGCCTCCGGCGCGTTAACACCGAAATCCTTCAAGGCCGTAAGGAAATCCCTGAGCCTATTCGAAAGCTCATGGGAGAGATCACTGAGCCTTCAGAAAATATTATTTTGACTGTCAGCAAGATGGCTAGGCTTGTTGAGACCAATAAGTTCTTTGAGTCTATTGATAAGTTAGGCGCAGAGAACTACATCTTTGATAGCCCTGTTTCTCGGGAAGGTGTTTCTTTTACGGCTAAGATTACAGGCACTAACTCTGTGCTTGATGGTAAGTACACCACCCCCGAAATGTTTACGGCCCTCAAAGAAAAAGAATCCATGATGTTAGATGGTGTTGGCGGGCCCCTTGCAGAACTCTACAAGAACTTCCTTACCATGAAGGGTGGGGCACAGATGGCTAAGACCATCTATAGCCACGTTACCCATTTAAGAAACGTCCTTGGTGGCGCACAGTTTGGTGTTGCTAACGGGACCAACCCCTTTGGTAAGCAAGGCGTTCAAACCCTTCAAGTCCTCAAGAATCAGATTCAGCGTGGAGGCGACGAAGCCTTAGACGAACTATACCAGAAGTATCTGCGCCTTGGGATTATCAACACTAACGTGCGTGTTAATGAATTCCGGGCTTTGTTGGATACTGGCTTTGAGACCAAGGCAGACACCTTTGCTCGGAAGGTTTCTGAGAAACTGAAGGGCTACGGCCTCAGTGAAGAAGCTCAGAAGCTTCCCGAAGAAATCTACATGGCCGTAGACGACTTCTACAAAGTAACTAATTTTGAATATGAACTACAAGCCCTTAAGGGTGCGTTCCCTGACGAGCCGCTAGAGGTTCTTGAGGCCCGTGCAGCGGACATTGTACAGAATACGTTCCCTAATTATGATCGTGTGCCTAAGGGTATCAAGGCTGTTAAGTATCTACCTATTGGTAATTTTGTTTCCTTTCCTACTGAGATTTGGCGTACTAGTGCCAACATCCTTAAGCAGGCTGCAACTGAGATTAACTCGGGCAATGAGGTTCTAAGGGGCCGAGGGCTTCAACGCCTCGCAGGTTTCGGAGCTACCATGACGGGCTGGTCGGCTATTGCAGGCGGCTCTGCGCAGCTTGCAGGCCTAACGTCCGACGAGTCTGAATCAGCTCAATATCTTTCTGAGACTCCCTGGTCTCGGGCCCCTAGGAACTTTGTGCGTATTGATGGTGAGTTGTACGCCAACGATACTCAGTTCATTAACTCTTATAGTGCTATCTCCACGCCCTTCGTAGCGGCTTACAAGGCCATTCAAGACGGCACCATGCGCGATCAAGACCTAGACCGCGTGTTGGGTGATGCAATCTTCGAAGGTTCCAGTGCCTTGTTGGCCCCTTACATTGAGGAGTCTATCCTTACTGCGGCTATTGATGATGTACGCACGGCCTATGATTCTGAATCTGGACGCACTGCCCAAGGCAAGCAGCTCTTTGCTCCGGGGATGCCCTTTACTGAAAAGGCGGTCAACGGTTTTGCCCACATTGCTCAGGCCTTTGAGCCGGGGACTGTTAAGAGTCTTAGGGACTTGGCAGGCGCTGCCCTTGAGGTTCCTAACAAGAACACGGGGCAACCTAAGTCCCTTGGAGCGGAGCTGTTTACTAACCTGACGGGTGTGCGGTTTACTAAACTGAATCCTGAAGACGCTTTGATGTACGCAATCAAAGACTATAACTACAAAGCTCAAAATGTTGTGCGGCCTCAGGTTAAGTTTGGTATGGAACCTAAGGCTGTGGGGACTCGTTACGAGCAACGCCAGAAGAAACTATATGAATACCAGCAGGATTTATACACCAAGTATATGGCGGCAGAACAACTGCTAGGGCGCGATGAAGCTATCAAGGTCTTGATGGACAACGGCATGTCCAAAGAGCAGGTAGGATTTTTGGTTGCTAACATCTTCCGGCCCGAAAGGCCCAGCATGAATACCATGATTGATATGTTCGAAAAGCTTCCTGTTGAACAGCAGCGAGCCAATCGTGAAGCAATCATGGAGATGTATCAAAAGTATTCTGAATACTATCGTACCCCCTTGATTAAGCCCGTAGACCCGCCTAAAGAGACTAATGGACGACGCCAGGGGCGCGCTAAAGGCGGCGAAGTCTTTGTGCCTCAGGCGCCTTCTGAGCCTGACGAGCGTATCGACAAGATGACGGGGCTACCCTACAACATCCAGGCTGGTAAAGCTTTCATGGATGATGAAGACCCCGAGAAGCGCTTGATGTTTAACAAGGGCGGCATTGCCCAGATGCTCGGCATAGACCCAGAAGACCTTGAGTGGGCTAAGAGCTTAGGCAAGAAGTACGGCAAAGCTGAAGAGCTTGATGGCCGTGGGGATGCTGCGCGGCACCTAGCCCTAGGCTGGCTAGCCAAGAAGTCCAACTACCCTAGCCTGACTAAGTTTGCTATCAATGCCCGTGAAGTCCTTGAGTTAGATTTCAAGGGCGGTCCTATGGACGTTGAGAACAACAAGCGAGGGTTCAATCTGCCTGCAGCAGATCGCCAAGAGGCAGAGCAACAGATCATGGATATGATCAGCTCTGGAGATGCTACGTTCTTTACGCCTCAGGAAAGTCGCCAGCGGCGAGGATATGTTGAAGGCGGGGGTGTTGAAGAAGAGGATGGGTTCTTTGATAGACTCAGTACCGCCTTTGTTCAAAAGGTCTTTGGTGATGGGAGCCTTCGTCAAGAGTTGATGGAGAAAGAAACTGCTGACTTCCAGATGACCCCCGCTGGTCCTGTTGCTAAAGACCCTGAGATTGATGGGCCACTACAAGACTATGTCGGTGCTGAAGTTGAAGAGTATATGGCAGACACCGAACGTAACCAGAAGCTTCTGGAAGAAAGCAAGATTACCACTACTGAGCGGGACATTCGTAACTTAGGCGAAAAGGTTGATCTAGCCCTTGCCCCTGTTAACGATCTTGTAGATGCCACAATTGATTATATCCCTTACTTTGAAGAGGTTTCGAAATATATTTCTGAGACTGACGCTGCTCAAGCACTGGCTAAGTTAGCAAAAGACAATCCTCGTGCGACTGAGGATTTGGTTGCGCTTAGTCAGGTGCTGGGGATTATTCCTGCTGTTAAAGTAATTGAGCGAGGAGTTAATCGTATAGCCGCTAATGTTCCTACGAACATACCAGAGTTTTATCAAGCTACCAACCCCATTGAAAAGATGGGAGTGATGGCTGAAAAATTCATGGAGGCTATTCCGACTACAGTTAGGGATGTGCTGTCTCCTGAAAAAAGTAACTTCAGAAGGACTGCTGGAATCTCTGAAGAAAACCTAGATCAAGCCCTAACAGAGCTAACTAGAATAAATCCAGATACAGGGAACCTTTATGCGAATCGGCTTTCAAACGCAGTCGCTGAATTAGATACTCCTTTTCTTATTGGTAAGCAGACAGGACAAACAAGGGGACTCATTTACGAAAGAAACCCTATTATAGATTCTGAGTATTATACAACTATGGATGTTTTCGATGAAGATATGTTTAGGAAACAAGTGTTCACCGATAACGTAAAGGTTGTGCCTCCTAAAGAAGTGCAGGACGATGCCATAGCGCACATGCTTAAGGTATGGGGTGTTTCTCCGAACAACACTGCGGTTGTAGTTAAGCGGCCTGATGGTACTTCTGGGCTAGGTAATGAGGCTGTTGGTGTTTCCTTTGGTTCTTCTCCTCGTCCTCGGGGAATTTCGAATATTTTTTCTGGTGAATTCTTGAAGTACGTTAACAGAGACAGGGAGCGTGATGGTCTTAATCCGGTCAAAACCCTACGCTCTGTGAATTTTGATCAAGTAAGAAATTACCTGCTTAGTAAAACTGACCCAGACAAAGTAGAGCTTAAGAAAGGCCCTGGAGATTTCTTGTATGTTCTAACGAGCCACAGGTCGGCGTCCAAAGAGATCGGCGGTGTGAATGACTTCATTGCCATCAATACTAAGACTGGTGATGTGTTTAACATGATAACTGATAAACACGATATTGGTCCTGATATTGATCCACTGCTTGGAAAATCTCTAATTACTGTTATGCCTATGGTAAGCCGTAACTTCAAGACGGGTAAAAAGGGCGATTACAAGAAAAGGGATAGAAAGCAAGAAGCTTTGGATGCTCTTAAATTAGCCCGTAAGTATAATGTAAAAATATCTGACGAAGATGTAAGGCGACTGACTTCCAACAAGCCTTCAAATGCTGGGGTTCAAGTAACTCTGAAAATTCTAGAAGAACTTCGAAACCGTAAAACTTCAACCTCCGAAGATATCTTAGACGTATCTCGCAGGGTAGGTACTGCCGCAACAGTGCCTGTATTAACTGGAGCCGAAGACTAAATGCAAAAACTACTCGACATGCTCAAGCGCCATGAAGGCGTAAGGCACTATGTATACGATGATCACCTAGGTTACGCCACCATTGGTGTTGGCCGCTGTGTTGAAAAGAATGTAGGACTTGGACTATCTCACGACGAGATTGAATACCTATTACAGAATGATGTTAACCGGTGTATTGAGGAGCTAGACTCCAATTTTACATGGTATCGAAATCTCTGTGAAGCCCGAAGGGACGCTATGATTAACCTTTGTTTCAATCTAGGGCTACCACGCCTCAAGAAGTTTGTGAAGGCTCTGGCGGCTATGGAGGCCGGTAACTACCAAGAGGCTGCAGTAGAGTTTCTTGATAGCCGGTGGGCCAAGCAGGTAGGCACCAGGGCCCTTGAAGTCACTCACATGATCAGGAGCGGTGAGTATGTCTAATCGTGTAGACAAGGACAAGATGAAGTGTAACAAGCCTAAGAGGACTCCTAACCACCCAACTAAATCTCATGTGGTTAAGGCCTGTGAAGGCGGTAAAGAGAAAGTAATTCGATTCGGAGAACAGGGCGCAAAGACTGCGGGGAAACCCAAGTCGGGTGAGTCTGAGGCCATGAAGAAAAAGCGCGCAAGCTTCAAGGCTCGACACGCTAAGAACATTGCGAAGGGTAAGATGAGTGCAGCCTATTGGTCTGATCGCGAAAAGTGGTGAATATGAGTAAAGTGGTAAAGTTAGATAGTGGTAGGTATGCTAAACCCTGTCCTCAATGTGGAGAAGAGCAAACGTATCTTCGTAAAACTTATGCAGAAGAATCTTTACGTTTAGGAAAGCTATGTAAAAGCTGCTCAAATAAAATTACTGATAACTGTAAAAGAGAGTTTTATGAGTGTATCAGACTTTCTTGGTTTAATAAATTTAAAGTTGGCGCAGAAACAAGGGGGCTTTATTGGGACTTAAGTATTGAAGCTGTATATGAATTATATATTGCACAAGAAAAAGTTTGCGCTTTATCAGGAATGGCAATAGGATGGGCTGAAGTTGGCGCAATACACACAGCTTCTTTAGATCGTATTGATTCAAGTCTTGGCTATACTTTAGACAATGTTCAATTAGTACATAAAGACGTAAACATGATGAAACAATCTTACAGCAATGAAAGGTTTGTTGAAGTGTGTAAAGCCGTAGCTAATAAGGTGAAATGGTAATGCCAATCAACAAAGTAGAAGGGGGTTATCGCTGGGGAACCAGAGGCAAAGTCTACAAGACTCGGAAGGACGCAGAGAAACAAGCAGCCGCTGCATACGCTTCTGGTTATCGTTCTAAGAAATCTGCTGGAGGAGAAAGCCGAGTCAATGAAG